AACGATGATACGCCGGACACTCCGACAAAACTATATGTAGAGCAGGACTTGTCTTGCTTGAACAAGAATTGTGGTAACTACGAAAAAGTAGTAGAAACCATCAGAAATGAAATACCGATTGGCTAAAGACATCCGAAAGGGTGTTTTTTTAGTTGATAAATCAGCGCAGGAGAAGCGTAAAAACCCAAGAAAGGAAAATTGAATATGAGAAAAGAATCGTTACTTGAACTTGACTTACAGATGTTCGCAGAGGACGAGGTAAGTGAAGCAGGCGAAAACGACCTTGACACCGCCGATCAGGGAGAAAGCGACGAGGAAACGACCGAAGACGAGAGTTCCGAAACAGTCGAAGAAGAAAGCGGAAACGACGAGCCGCAGGAACAGAGTGCAGAGGTCAACGCACAGTTTGCCGCAATGAGACGGAGAGCCGAAGCGGAAGCGCAGAAGAAATATGCTCCGATCATTGACCAGTTGGCACAGATGAACCAACAGGCGGCGGCTATGTGCGAGGGGATTACTAACCCTGTCACAGGACAGCCTATCACTAATTTGTTTGAGTATTGGCAGGCTCTAACGGCACAACAGCAACAGAACGCTGAAAAGCAGTTGCAGGATAACGGCGTAGATCCTTCGCTCATCAAGAAAATGGTAGCAAGTGATCCCACAGTATTGCAGGCGCAGGCAGTCATGCAGCAGATGCAGATGAATCAGGCGAATGCTCAAATTCTCAAGGACATTGAGGAAATCGGGAAAATAGATCCCAACATCAAGAGCAAGGAAGACCTGATGAATGCGCCCTACAAAGATGCGTTGATAAATTACTGTCAGCAGCATGGCACGACACTTATTGACGCATACAAGGTGCTGAATTTCGATCATTCTTTACAGCACCAAAGCGAAGCTGCCCGACAACAGGCAATCAATCAGATGAGAGGGAAGTCTCATTTGAACAGCCAGTCCACGGGTGTCGCACAGGAAGATGAATATGTCGAAGTTCCTGCAGACATCATGGCACGTTGGAAGGAAGAAGGAAAAACCGAAAAACAAATTCGTGCGCTTTATAAGAGCGTTGCGAAGAAACTACACATCTCATAAGGGGGAAAAAGGATATGGCATTTGAATTTATCAGATCCGAGAACAGCGCTTCTCCGATCGAAAAAGAACTTTTAGCCACGGCGACCACAGAGTACAAGCATGGCGCTGCTATCAAGTACGGCGCTTCGAGTGGCACAGCAGAACTGGCTACTGGCACAACGAAACCTGACTACATCTATGTAGGTAAGGACTTCACGGCGGCGGCAGGCGACAAAATTGCTTGCGTACCCGTACAGCCGAACCTTGAGTTCGTTGCACCGCTCAAAGCGTCAGGCACAAGCCTTAAAGAAGGTCAGAAGGTTACAGTATCTTCTGATAGTCTCGGTGTAACAGCAACAACTTCAAGCGGTGTATTCCAGTTACTTGAGCCGGGTAAGGCTTCGGGCGCTTACATTCGTGGCAGATTTGTATAAGAGAGGGGGAAAATAGATATGGCAGTAACATTTAGCAAACACGGCGGTCTTAATGACGAAGCGTGGAAAACCATTGACACCGAATTATCCATGGTAATTCAGGACACAGATACCGAGAAGAACAAAGATGACGAACTGGTAAAGGCTCTTTACAACGTAAAGACTTCCAAGAAGTTCGGCGAGAAGCAGGGTAGCATGACCGAGTTCGGTAACTTCGTAGAGGTTTCCGAGGGAGATAACGCCATTGCTGATGACATTCAGATGGGTTTCTCCAAACTGATCGAGCATACGCAGTTCATCAAAGGCTTTACTTGCACAAGAGAAGCCAAAGACGATGGCAACATCGACATGATGAAAGCGGCAGCTGCAAATTTCGTTCGTTCCTACAAGAGATCCCGTGCGCAGTTCGCATCCGATTGTCTCGTTGGCGAAGGTACTACCTTTACTTATGAAGGAAAGACCTACGACAAGACAACTGGCGACGGCAAAGGTCTGTTTGCAACGGATCATCCGGGCAAGAAGACTGGCGTAGCAGAGCAGTCCAACGTATTCACGAACTACTTTGGAAATGACGCTACAATGCTTTACAGACTTGCGAATATCGGTCGCAACTTTAAGAATCAGTCTGGCAACGTAATGGGTTATGATTTTGATACCATCGTGATCCCTGGAGACGCTTGGAGACTGGAAGACCTCGTTAAGAGGATCATTCATTCCTCGCAGATCGTTGGCTCTGACTACAACGACATCAACACACAGAAAGGTCAGTGGAAACTCGTTGTCGATCACAGATGGGCAGCTAATGCTAAATCGGGTCAGGAGCCGTTCATCCTTATCAGTTCCGAAGCACAGAGAGAACTGAACGGTGGCGTGTTCTATGATCGTGTTCCTCTTGATGTTGCTAACGAAGTCCTGCTTGACAGCAGAAATCTGAAATGGTCGGGTTACACACGTTTCAGCGCAGGCTTCTACGCATGGCAGCCGTTCATCCTTGGCGGTGCAAGTGCAGGAACAACCTTACAGTAAGGGGGATTACGCATGATACCTAAAGGACTTAAAGTAGGACAGACGTTTGAGGACGGCGGTTCTACATATAAGGTACTAAAGGTAGTCGGCGACAACTATGTGAGTGAGAGGGTGCAGGACGCTGCACCCCTTGCTCCCGTAGAGCCGGAAACCGAAACAGTTGAGGAAACTGATTACGAATCTATGCAGTATGCACAGTTAAAGAAACTCTGTGCGGAGCGTGGATTAGACGCAAAAGGCAGTAAAGCCGATTTGATTTCAAGACTTGAGGGATAAAGATGAGTACATGGTATGACCTGAAATTAGCCGTATTACAGAAGATGTTTGCGGCAGATGATGAAGTCGTAGAAGACGAATCTACATTAGGCTATATCGCAGCTATGCCGCATTGTGCGAATGAAGGACTTGCTTTACTTGCAACCGCAGGGAAGTTTATCACGAAGTCCATTAAGATCGCACAGATGAACATATCTAATCTTCTGTCAGAGACGGAAGCAAACGCAATCCATGAATTTACAGATACATATACATTTTCGGCATCGGAAGGACAGTCGTATTACTTTGAGTGTTCGGGTACTGGAGAAGCCAAGATTATCGTGGGAGAGTTAGAGGTAGAGACTATTCCTATCGAAACTACGGGATATGAGGTTTTCAAAGGTTTAATCGAGAACACCGAGAAGAACCCGGTCAAGATCGTCATTACTACGTCCTATCCTATGGGATTAAAGAATACGGCTATCTATGCACAGTCGTTCCCGGACGCAGAGAGCGTTTATCCGTTTACCCAAAAGATCAAGTACGACATGAAAGCGTTAGCGCCTGATTTCTACATGATTGATCCGCAGGGTATTTACTTCGAGGGTGCGTACCAAACCTATTTACAGACCACAGACTTCTATCAAGAAGGTACGAAGACTTTGGTTTTAGACAGGGATATGGTGGGGAACTTTACTGTTTATTATAGGGCATATCCCGAACAGTTCACATCTGAAACCGAAGACGAGTATGAGTTACCGATTGATCCCGAAGTCTATGCGTTGTTACCTTTATACATGGCATCACAGTTATATAAGGATGACGACAATGGTATTGCTACGGCATACCGCAATGAATTTGAGGTAGGCTTTGAACGGCTTACTAATTCCGCTAACTTATCAGCGTTTGAAATGTTCACTTCCGAGAGTGGGTGGGTATAAATGGCAGTTTCTTTTAAAGTTCCGAAAAGTCCAAAGCGAGAAATAGCGGCGACCGATACGTTTATGGGCGTTGACCTTACAAATACTGGCGTGTCGATTGAAGGGTATAGGTCTCCTTATGCCCCGAATATGATCCGTCATGTACCGGGCAAAGTCCGTAAAAGGATGGGATATTATAAGGAAATTCTGTTCGGCAAGAAGGTCAATGTCAATTTTGCTTTGGGTACATCCTCTAAAGCAAGGGAACTTATGCCCTATGCTGACGAGGAATGGATTAAACTTTACGACTTAAATCAGGCGGTCAATGGTACTGTCTATCTTGAGTTCGACTATATCGCAGAGCAGGACTTCTATTTAATAGATGATAATACGGTCATTCCTGCCGCAGAACCCGACGAAGAAGGACATTTCGCTCATTTTAGCGGAACTGTCACTCTTTCAGAAGACATCACAGAAGTCAACCTCAAAACCCTCATAGATCAGGAATTATATATCAGTAACTTTGCATTACTGCTTGCAAAAGACACTTCCTATGTATGGTCGCCTGCACCGAAGTATTTTGTGGAACGTGAAACAAATGATCCTGTTTACGGCTGTCACTTCCTTAAAAAAGGTGTGGATGGCTACGACGGGGATAGGGTGGTTAATGTTAATCGTGTGCTGAACACGCATAGCAACTATGACGTATTCAATGTTGGAACGAGCGCAACATTTGCGTGTTGGTATGAATATGCGGAAATTCCATGCAACGATCAGACTGTATACATTGATTTTGAATATCAACTTATTACGGAAACCGAGATAATTGACAACATATATTTATGTTTTTCGAGTGACTTCAAGATTGCATTGGGAAAGACGGGAGAAGGCGCACACGCAATAATAAGTAGAAGCGGAAAATTAAACAGCGGTCAATTATATGGTGGGATTTGCATACAAACGTCTTCCGGGTCTTTAACTCATTCCGCAGAAATAAGAATTAAAAATTTGTCGGTTGTCTATGAAAAAGACGACAATTACAAATGGTCTCCTGCACCCGAGGACAACAAAGAGAAGTTTTATGTCAAGGATATGTATAACATAGATCCTGAAAACTTCACAACAGTAAGTGCAGTAGAAAAAGATACAGACACAATAACTACTTTAACTCCATATACTGAAACAATACAATTTTGCACGGATGCGTCCCACCCCAAAAGCAAATACCAATATCTATCATTTGACCTTTCTACCTCATTATTGAACACTTCCGCAAGTTTGGGGTCAGTAAGATTGTCAGTAGTAGATTCGTCAGATGGTTTCATCAACGAAGTATGTGATTATTATCGACCGAGAGAGAATGAGAGCAAAAATTACAAAAAAAGACATTTTGACTTATTCTTCTGCGCTGACGATGAGAAATATTTGAAATCATTGAGGTTTGAGTTTTATGTTACTTTAGCAAACACAAAGGCTCATATTTCAATATCTAACCTCACGATAAAGGACTTTACATTAAGGGATGATTTCACAGTTCACTCTGCATGGTACTTGTATCATGTTGGCAAAGACTTCTACTTGAGAGCGTCCGATTTGGGTGTGTTCAACAAGGTCTATTCCGATGCGAATGAGCATATAAGTCGTGCGTTTCAGTTGAACGGAAACAGTTACATCATCGACGGGAAAGAGATTTATGAGTTCACGATTGACGAGGGCGAAGACGTCCATGTGATCGAAGGGGAAAATGCGTATGTGCCTTTATTAACAGACGCAAGAGAACCGAGCGGTGGCGGTGTTACAAAGGAATCGTTAAACCTTCTGCAGCCGGGATGGGAAGAACAGTTCTACGGTGCGGCAGGGATAACGAAGTTTCAGATGTCTTTCGGAGATTTGGATGAAACTCCATGTGAAGCATGGGTAATGGACGCAAGCGGAAACTTCCTTCCGAAGACAGAAGATACAGACTTTACTGTAAACAGAGAAACTGGAGAAGTCACATTCACTACTGCGCCCGGTGCGTCTCCTATTGAGGGAGAACCAAACGTAAGGATCAGGGCGTACAGAACGGTCGAGGGATATAGAGACAGGATCACGAAATGTATCACGGGTATCTTATTTGGTGTATCAGGATCGCCTGACAGAGTATTCCTTACGGGCAATCCCGAACATCCGAACTGGGACTTCTATTCACAGTTCAATGATGCGACTTATTTCCCTGACACGGGGTATTCGGTATTAGGATCGGAACAGAGTAAGGTTGTAGGCTACGCAATCGTAAGTAACTATCTTGCAGCTTTTAAAGACGGTTTCGATATGTCGCAGGCGGTATTTGTAAGAGAGGGCGACCTTTTACAGAGCGAAGTCGAGGAAGACGTACAGACATCCGAACCCGTATTCAAACTGATTAACACGTTACAGGGCGAGGGTGTTGTTTCCCCGTATGCGTTTGGATATTTGCAGACTGAACCCGTATTCCTGACAAAAGCAGGAATCTACGCAATCACAGAGCAGGATATTACGGGGGAAAAGTACAGTCAGAACAGATCATTCTATTTAGATGGTCAGTTAAGAAAAGAGCCGAACATGGATAAGGCTTTGGCTACTGTCTATGATAACCAGTACATCTTGGCTCTGAACGATAAACTGTATATCCTTGATGGTCTGCAAGCCACACGAACCGATAAGAGTGAACCCTATGCCACAAGACAGTACGCAGGCTTTGTTTGTACGGATGTTCCTGCTACGGCACTTTGGACGGATGACGGGTTATGTTTCGGTACTGCTGACGGTAAGGTATGTCGTTTTTATAAGGACGAGGAAGCGTTAGGCTCTTACAATGATGACGGAAAACCTATATATGCTTGTTGGGAAACGCCTGATCTTGACGGTAGCCTGTTCTACAAGAATAAGACGTTCCGATATTTCGCTGTCAGGTTGATGAAAGCATTGCGGTCTTCCGCAAAAATCTATTCCCGGAAATTAGGGGTGTGGAGTTTCATCATGGAGAAGACCGTGATCTGTAATCCTTTGGACTTTGAGAACCTTGATTTTGAGAACTTTACCTTTAGTATGGATGAAACCGAGCAAGTGATCCACACGAAGGTCAGGGTTAAGAAGGTAGATAAGGCGAGATTTAGGATAGAGAACGGGGAGTTAGACGAGCCTTTTGGAATTAACGACCTTGCATTGGAGTATATAGAAAGCGGAAATTATAAGGGGTAAAAAACTATGGCATTTCAAAACAGAATCTTACCATCAGAAATGAACGCAAAACACACGGGTGCAACGAAGCTGCCTAATCAGCCGAAGATGTCAGCGACAGACTTAAAGAAGGCATTTGACGCACCGTCAAAGGATGTGATCGCTCCGAAGTTTAATGGTCTCATTGACGAACTGGAAGCGTCAACTGCGGCGATTAACATAGGTGCGGTAACTCCGGCAGGCGTAAGGACAACCATTCAGGAAACGCTCAATGCAAAGGGCGACATGAAGTCCGATGATTATGATGCCGAGAGCAAGGTAATAGATGCAGGCGGTATTGTTGCTTATGTGAGTGCGGCGATTGTAAGTAAGGCAAGCATTTCGACACTTGCAGATGTTGCGTTTAGCGGAGAGTATAGCGATCTTGAAAACACGCCGACGGAGTTGGCTGACTTCACGGATGACAGCACACACAGGCTTGTCACGGACGCCGAGAAAGCAGGATGGGACGCAAAGGCTGATACGACCGATATTCCCACAAGCCTTTCTGAATTAAGTGATGATTCCACACATAGAGTTGTTACCGATACCGAAAAGTCCACATGGAATGACAAACTGAACAACGATGGTAGTAATGCGTCGAGTTTAATTCATTTTAATGCGCTTACTGTTGGAGGGCGACAAGGAACTGTTGGAATGTCAAGTTTTGCTCAAGGCTTCTATGTAACGGCATCGGGAGACAGATCAACAGCGCTTGGAACTACTACTTCTGCGACTGGACTTGGGGCTGTAGCAGAAGGGGTTTCATCAACCGCATCTGGTCGCTATTCACACGCAGAAGGTAGTAGTACCGTTGCAGGATATAAGTATCAGCACGTTTTAGGAGTGCTAAACAATAACAAGACCGACACGCTGTTTGAGATAGGTAACGGTTCAGCGACCGAAGACGAACCGCCGGTAATTACACAGCAAAACGCCTTTGAAGTTTACAGAGACGGAACTATCTCGCAGGATGACGGCGCTACAAAATACAAGTTTACTTCCTACAACGGTACTGACGGTTACTACGACAAGAACGGTACGTTCCATGCGTTAGGCGGTGCAGGAACAGGCGACATGAAGGCGTCCGACTATGACGCAGATGAAGCAGTTAAGTTGGCAGGCGGTATCAAGGCTTATGTATCAAGTCAGATTTCAAGCGCAATGGTAGGCGTGATGGGAGTTTCTGACTACGATCCTAATTCCGCAGTTGCAAATGCAGGCGGCATTGACAGATATGTTGCAAGCCAAATCTCTACGGCAATCACAAGCGCACTTACAGCGTCTTATTAAGGGGGTAGGATATGTCAGCACTCACAGATTTATTTACCTCAATGGCAAACAAAATAAGGTCGAAGACGGGAACAGCGACCACATATACCCCGACAGAAATGGTGTCGGATGGTATTGATGATGTGTATGACGCAGGGTATGCAGACGCAACCGCTCCGATTACACCGTCTAACAGTAGTCCTGCATCCATGACTTCGGGAACAGGATATAAACCTACTGCTAACGGGTATGCAATCCAAAGTTACTCTAACGTAACACCGTCCGATGCAAGTCCTGTTTCTATGAGTTCGGGAGATATTGTTAAGTTAGGAAGCGCAGGATATGCGATCGCAAGCAATCCGGCTTCACTTACGCCGAGCGATAGTAGTCCGGCGGCTATATCTTCGGGTACGATCTACAAGGCAGGGAGTGCAGGATATGCAGTAGCAAGTCAGCCTGCGAGTAAAACACCGTCCGACACAAGTCCTGCAAGTGTGACATCGGGCAGTATAGTCAGACCGAGTGCGTCAGGCTATTTGTATGCCACAAACACAAACTTCAGGTACGGCACGGTTGCAGACAAGTCTACGGCGAGTGAGGAATTTTCCATTAATACCGGGTTATCAAGCATAAAGAAGTTTGTCATGTGGGGTTATCAAGACACAAAGACGAGAGTACCCGTTCTTATTTATGATGAAGATATGTTGGGTTCGGGATATTTTGCTAGTGCAACAATACAGACGGGTGCGGTGGCACAAAAACCCAAAGTATCGGTTGGCACTAATCCCACTCAATATAATTGCTCTATTATGTCTGTCTCCGGCGGTACTGTAACTGTTAAACAAGCATCAAGTGCAGACAACATCTTTAAAACAAACATTCAATGGGTTGCACACCGATAGTAAGAATGCGTGGTGGATGGCTTGCTCATAGGAGAAACGTATGACAGGAGTATATATTTGTTTGGGGATTCTGTATTTGGCTGAAACAATATTGTTTGCCCTGATTTTCAGGGATTTGTCGAAGGGAGGAAAAAAATGATTGATTGGAAACGGAAACTTACTTCAAGGAAACTTTGGCTTTCAATCGCAGGGTTTGTGTCAATGCTGATGGTGGCATTACATTATACCGAGAACGAAGCCGCACAGATCGCCGCTTTAAT